CAACGCCCCCGCCCCTCCCACCCGGGCCTGGTCGACCAGGGCACACCCAGACAGCAGGCCATCAAGCGAGCCAAGGGCGACGCGCCACCGTACTGACCTTGATCACCGAGGGGTGGGGGGTGACCCCCGCCGGCCCCTGATCGAGCCCACGGTGCGGCATAGCAGGTCGCGGCGCGTACGGGTCTGTGACCTGCGGTGATCGCGTGGGGTGAGGTCTGCACCGATGTCCGGTCGCGGACATCCCCAGGTCAGTTCGTCTACTCGTTACACTACCCCTGGTAGACTGGGTGGTATGACGAGCAGGGTGTGTGAGCGGGCCGGGTGCGGGGAGCCGCTGCCGGCGGCCGGGCGCGGCCCGGTCCCCAGGTTCTGCTCGACCCGCTGCCGTGTGGCCGCGCACCGGGCCCGGCACGCTGACGACGTGGCGGTGCCGCGGGAGCTGACGGCCCGGCGGCGGTGGGTGCGCCGCGATGAGCGGAAGGCCCCGCGCCGTGTCGACGGCGGGTTCGCGTCGGTGACGGACCCGGGTACCTGGGCGTCGTACCGGCAGGCCCGGTCCTCGCCGGTAGGTGTGGGGGTGGGCTACGTCCTGGCGGCCGGTGACGGTGTGGCGTGCGTCGACCTCGACCACTGCCTGACCGGCGATGGGCTGGCGCCGTGGGCGCGCTCGATCCTGGACCGGTGCCCGCCGACGTTCGTGGAGGTCTCGCCGTCCGGTGACGGCCTGCACATCTGGGGCCGCGCCGACGTCGAGCGCGGCCGCCGTATCCGCCGGGACGGTGAGGCGGTGGAGGTGTACGGGCAGGGCCGGTACGTGGCGGTGACGGGCCGCCGCTTCGAGGACTTCCCGACGGGCCTGGCGGACCTGACCGAGGTGGTCTCCTCACTGACCTGACGACGAGGGGGTGGCTGCTATGGCCGGTCATGGGCCCCCGCCGTCGGAGAACAAGCGGCGCCGCAACGAGGACGAGTTCGCCGAGCACGCGATCACCGTGGCGGACGAGGGCGTGGTGCACGGCCCGGAGCTGCCGGGTGCGGGCGAGTACGGGCCGCGCACCGTGGCCTGGTACGAGACGTGGCGGCGGGCCCCGCAGGCGGGCGCGTTCACGGGCACGGACTGGCAGCGCCTGGCGATGCTCGCGCCGATCGTGGACGCGTACTGGGCGGAGCCGTCGACGAAGCTGCTCGCGGAGATCCGGCTGAACGAGTCGCTGCTGGGTGCGACGCACGTGGACCGGATGCGGGCCCGCATCAAGGTGGAGGCGCCGCGGCCGGCCGCGCCCGCGGCGGCGCCCGGGGTGACGGACATGACCGAGGCGCGGCGCCGGCGGATGACCGATGCCTCGTGAGCTGATCCTGGCCCCGGACCATGACCGGGAACGGTCGCTGGGGCTGCTGGCGTGGGCGTGGGTGGAGCACTGGTGCGTGCACGGGCCAGGCGATATCCAGGGCGATCCGGTGGAGCTCGACGGGGAGTTCGGCGGGTTCATCGTCGACGCCTACGCGCTGCGCGGGGACGGCCGGAAGACGTACGACTCGGCGGTGATCTCCCGGGCGAAGGGCCGCGCGAAGTCGGAGCTGGCGGCGTTCATCGGGCTGTTCGAGGCGTTCGGGCCGTGCCGGTTCGCCGGGTGGGCCGAGGGTGGCGAGGTCTTCGAGTGGAACGGCTTCCAGTACCGGTACGCGCCGGGTGAGCCGATGGGCCGCCGGATCACGTACCCGTTCATCCGGTGCCTGGCCACCGAGGAGGAACAGGCCGGGAACACCTACGACAACATCTACTTCAACTTGGCCGAGGGGCCGCTGGGTGAGGACCTGCCCGGCGGGGCGGCGGGCATCACCCGCACGTTCATCCCCGGCGGCGGGGAGATCCGCCCCTCGACGGCGTCCAGCTCGTCGAAGGACGGCGGCAAGGAGACCTGCACGATCTTCGACGAGACGCACCTGTACGTCACGCCGGAGTTGCGCCGGATGTACACGACGGTGGACAGGAACTGCCGCAAGCGGAAGGACGCCCAGCCGTGGGCGTTGCAGACCACGACGATGTACCAGCCGGGCGACAACAGCGTGGCGGAGAAGACCCATGAGCGGGCGAAGCTGATCCTGGACGGCAAGACGCGGGCGTCCCGGTTGCTGTTCGACCACCGTGAGGCGCCGGCCGATGTGGACCTGACGGACGGCGACGCGGTGAAGGCGGCGCTGCGCGAGGTGTACGGGCCGTTCGCTGACGTGCTGGACCTGGACGGGATCGTCGAGAACGAGTTCTGGAACATCGAGAAGGACGTCGAGGACTCCCGCCGGTACTTCTTCAATCAGCCGACGGCGGCGCGGGATGCGTGGCTGACGCACCCGGAGTGGGCGGCGTGTGCGGCCCCGGATGTGGTGGTCGCTGACTCCGACCCGATCGTGATGTTCTTCGACGGGTCCAAGTCGGACGACGCGACCGCGCTGGTCGGGTGCCGTGTCTCGGACGGGCATGTGTTCGTGCTGGGCTGCTGGGAGCGCCCGGCCGGGCAGGCCGGCGAGGGCTGGCGTGTGGACCGGGCGGACGTGGACCGGGTGGTGCGGGCCGTGTTCGAGCGGCGCACCGTGGTGGCGTTCTTCGCCGATGTGGCGGAGTTCGAGTCGTACATCGACTCCTGGGCTGCGGACTTCGGTGAGCGCCTGGTGATCCAGGCCAGTGTGGGCCGGGCGGCTCACGCGGTGGCGTGGGATATGCGCGGGCACGTGAGGGACTTCACGGAGGCCTGCGAGCGGGCGGAGATCGACGTCCGCGAGGGGTCGCTGACGCACGACGGTGACTCCCGACTGGCCCGGCATGTGCTGAACGCCCGGCGCCGGCCGAACCGGTACGGCGTGAGCATCAGCAAGGAGGGGCGCGAGTCGCCCCGCAAGATCGACCTGGCGGTATGCGCGATCGGCGCGCGGATGGCCCGGCGGATGCTGCTCGCGTCGCCGGCGTGGGCGAAGTACAACGCGGGTCCGAAGAAGCGGGCCGGCCGGGTGCGAGGGTGGGGGTGAGCACGTGGCCGAGGCAATGAACGCCGAGCAGCTCGGCAAGGTGGTCTCGTGGCTGCTCGCCGGGCGCCGCGCGGAGATGGGGCGTCTGGCCACGGTGCACGCTTACTACCGGGACCGGGTGTGTGACCTGTACGTACCGTCGTCGGCGACGAGGGAATACCGCAAGCTTGTCGACCAGGCGCGTTTCAACATCCTGCCGCTGCTGGTGAAGTCGGTGGCGCAGGGCCTGTTCGTCGACGGCTACCGGCCGTCGAAGTCCCTGGACAACTCCCCGGTGTGGGACGCGGTGTGGCAGCCGAACCGGATGGACGCCCGGCAGACAGGCGTGTACCGGGCGGCGCTGAAGTACGGGTGGTCGTATGCCACGGTGCTGCCGGGCGATCCGGTGCCGGTGATCACCCCGTACAGTCCGCGGCGCCTGGTTGCGCTGTATGAGGACCCGATCAACGACGAGTGGGCCGAGTACGCCATGTCGGTCGGGATCCCCCGCCCGGTCATCGAGTCGGGGACGCCGACGCAGATGGTCGTGCCGGTGCGGATCTACGACGACACGTACACGTACAGCGTGGACGTGCCGTCCGATGTGGTGACGCCGCAGCAGGTCGGGGAGCGTACGGACCCGCTGCCGTTCGAGGGCGTCGCCATCGACTACTCGAAGGTCGAGGTCAAGGAGCACGGCCTCGGTGTGTGCCCGGTGGTGCGGTGGCTCGACTCGTACGAGGACCTGGACGACGGCCCGGAGGGCATCGTCTACCCGATGATCCCGGCGCAGCGGCAGCTGAACCAGACGACGTTCGGTCTGCTCATGGCGCAGCAGTACGCCGCGTTCCGGCAGCGCTGGGTCACGGGCATGGCGCTGCCGGAGGATGAGGACGGCAACCCCGTCGAGCCGTGGAACGCCGCGGTCAACCGGGTGTGGCAGGCGGAGAGTCCAGACACGAAGTTCGGGGACTTCGCCGAGACGAACCTGGGCGGGTACCTGGACTCCCGGGACAAGACGTTGCTCTTCATCAGCTCGGTGCGGCAGATCCCGCCGCACACCCTGGTCGTCGGCAACTCCGTCTCCAACATCTCCGCGGAGGCCCTGGCCGCGCTGGAGGCCGGCCACCAGCTTGACATCGGCGAGCATAAGACGTCGTTCGGGGAGTCGACGGAGCAGCTGCTGCGTCTGTGCGGCAAGGCCATGGGCGACGAGGCGACGTGGGAGGACACGTCCGCGCAGGTGGTGTGGCGCGACACCACGCCGCGGTCGCTGGCTCAGGTCGCCGACGCCCTGGGCAAGTTGGCGCAGCTGCTCGACGTCCCGCCGGAGGCGCTGTGGGAGCGGATCCCGGGGGTCACCGAGGTCGATATCCAGCGGTGGAAGCAGATGGCCGGCGACCGGGACGCGCTGGGCGACCTGAACCAGCTGCTCGGCAACCCGCCGCCGGGTGCGGAGGGCACGCCGGTGCCAGATGCGGAGGAGACGCTAGATGTCGACGGTGGCAGTTGATTTCGACGGGGTGCTCCACTCCTACGAGCGGGGTTGGGCGGACGGCACGATCTACGGCGACTGGGCGCCGGGTGCGGTCATTGGCCTGTCGCAGCTCATGCAGCGTGGGCCGGTGTTCGTGTTCACGACCCGGCCGCCGCGGCAGGTGGCCCGGTGGATCGAGCGCATGTCCGGGCGTGGCATCGAGTGCACCACGCGGGTGCCGCGCACGTGGTGGGGGCGCCGGAAGCCGTTCTGGAACACGCGGGACGTACTGCTGGTGACGAACTGGAAGCTGGCGGCCAGCGAGTACATCGACGACCGGGCGGTCCGGCACGTGTCGTGGCCGGAGTCCCTGCGCGCGGTCGGAATCGAGCCGCTTTGGGGGGTGCCCGGTGGCGGACCCGCAGGCGCAGGCCCTGACGAGGGAGTTCCAGTCGCAGGTTCTTAAGGTCGCCGCCCTGATTGCGAAGCGCCTGAGGGTCACGGCCATGCGCGCGGACACGAGCGATATCGACGGCTGGTGGGACAGCATCAGCGCGCAGGTGCGGGACGAGATCCTGACCGGTCAGTCCGCGCTGGCCAAGCTCGCCCGCGGCTACCTGGTGCAGCACGCCCTGGCGCAGGGCGTCGACCTGGCGCCGATCCTCGCGACGCCCGACCCGGAGCAGGTCGCGACGGCGCTGCGCGTGATGGGACCGGTCGCGTTCAAGACGCAGATGGCCATCAGCGGGTCCGAGGTGCAGGCCACCAGGGTGATGGCCACGCAGCTGCAGGGCGCGGCGACGCGTCTGGTCCTGCAGGGTTCCCGGCAGACCACGATGCGCACGTTCTCCGGTCGGTCGCAGGTTGCCGGGTGGCGGCGGGTGGCCGGCCGCTCCAGCCCGTGCGCGTTCTGCTTGATGCTGATCGGCCGCGGCGCCGTCTACTCCAGGGAGTCCGCGGACTTCCGGACGCACGACCGGTGCTCGTGCGTGCCGGAGTTGCTGTACCAGCACGAGCCGGAGCCGCCGGAGGTCCGGCAGTTGCAGCAGCAGTGGCACCAGGCCACCGGGGGGCAGTCCGGGAAGGCCGCGCTCAACGCCTGGCGGACGTTCGTCGCCGGCCAGGACACCTAAGACGTCCCCACGCCATGTGGGGGTTGCCGCCGCGACGGCGGATGCATCAACCGGAAGGGGTCAGCTGCGATGGCTGACGAGCAGGAGAACAACCAGCAGCAGCCGCCTGCGACGGGCGAGCAGCAGCAGCCGGCCGCCGAGGGTGGCGGCGAACTCGGCGATGCGGGCAAGCAGGCCCTCGCCGCTGAGCGCGCGGCGAGGCGCGAGGCCGAGAAGCAGCGCAAGGACCTGGAGGCCCGGCTCAAGGAACTGGAGCCGCTGGCAGCCAAGGCGAAGAAGGCCGAGGAAGACAAGAAGTCCGAGGCGGAGAAGCTCAACGAGCGGCTGACCGCGGCGGAGACGCGCGCGGCCAAGGCGGAGACCCGGGCCCTGCGCCTGGAGGTCGCCAGCTCGAAGGG